AGGTGCTTGTGATTTAATTCCTGAATTGTCTTGTTGCATCTGTTGTATAATTTGTTTCCAGATACCGCTTTGAAAGAAAGCATCAAAGCTACCAAATTGTTGCTTTTGTTCTGGTTCCATTTGTGACCATATTTCTGCCGCAATTTCTTTACCTTCACCACCACCTATAGCTTGATTAGCCATTCTAACATCACCTTGTTTGTAGTTAATGTCTGGTGCTCCAGCTTGTATCGATTCGTTCATTGAAATTTCTTCGTTCATAATATATCTCCTGAGTTTATTTGTTTATATTGTTTTGCCTGTTAAATCAAGAGCTGGCATGATAACAGTTACATCTCTTTGAATATCATCTTCTGGTATTCCAGATGCTTTTAAATCTTCTTCTGTCTTATAAACCTCTCCTGTTTTCTTGTTTTTAATAGTAGTTATTATCTCTTTTGGTGTTAGTTCTATTACTTGATCACTCATTATGTTGTTACCTCTTTTTTGATGTTTAGATAGCTGACTCCAAAATCAAATGAATCTGTGCTACCTGCTTTAATAGTAAGGGTTGTGCCTCCTACTACTATTAGCGGTTGGGTTAATAATTCTTTTGTAATATTTGCTGTTAAACTTATTGTTTTAATAGCTGTAAAAGCATTATTAGTAACGGTCACACTGGGAGTACCAGCTGATGTAACTAGTATAGATTTAATAACATAAGTTTCACTAATTAAAGGAAACCCTGCACCAAAAGGATTAAGTTCTCCATTGGTAGTATTATTATCTATTCCCACAAAATCGTATTGGTTTACTATTGCCATTAATTTAAAAAGAAACTTCTAGCTTCTATCTCCTGTTTTAATTCTTCTTGAAATGTAGTGTTAAGTTTCTCAATAACAGCATCCAAATCCCTAATTAAAGATTGAGATGTGTCTTCATTATATTCTTCACTTGCTCTAGTTAATGATTGTACTATTTTTGCCATTATCGTCTTCCTCCAGCTTGTATGTCTAACCTAAAAGTTCCTAGTTTCCAACTAGTATCAACCGCTGTATTAGATATTGTAAGAGCTATTGATCTAGCTCTTGCACGTGTATCTACTTTTGTAGTGCTTGATGAAATAGTAAATGGTCCAAGAGATGAACTTGCTGCTGCTTCATTAGGGTAATCTCTTAAATCTAATTGTATTATTGTATTACCTGTTTGATTAATAAAATCGGGAACTATTCTACTAACTCTCATTATGTTTTCTCCATCACCTCTAAGATCAGCCATGTTAGTGGCAGCTCCTCTAACAACTTTTTGAGTAATGTCATAATCACCAGAAGTAATATCAGCTGGAATAGCTGTCGTAACACCTAATCTTATTTGATTAAATCCAGTTTCATGTTCATAGTAATAAGTAATTCCGTCTGTATTACCTTCAACATCAAAAGACACATCTGTATTTGCATCATATTGTGTAGCATGTGGTAAACCAAATACTGCAGAATCTTGCCAAGTTGTTCTAGTAAATAATGTGCTATCATTTGTAAACCATATAGGACGTTTAGCTGTTGAATCTAAATAACTATAGGTAACCGATCTAGTGTTAACATTAGAAGCAGCTGTAGGGTAGAACCACGTAATCTCACCAAACAAGTTATTAATACCACAATAAATAAATTGATTAGATGTTGTATTAAGATCATCATAAACATAATCCTCAACCAAGCAATCCATAGATTCTAATTTACCGGTGTATCTAAAAAAACCATTATCAGACATCCAGTACGCTGCACCATCAACTTCAACGGCTGCGTTTTTACCAATCAATCCACAGTTAGTTCCAACTTGTTCATAAGCAAATGTAAAAGGAGTTCCAACAAATCTCATAGTAAATAAAGAAGTGTCCGACCAAATGTAAATTGCATTTCTACCAAGTTTAGCACCGATGATCCGTGATCCAGCGGCCAGTCTTTGTGTACCAGCACTGTTGATTGCTGTAGGTTGATAGTCATTTATATTTTCTTGAGAAGAAAATCTTATAAACATATCATCTTGTGTTGTTTTATCACCAATAGTTGTTTCAGTCCCAAAAAATACTAAGTGTCTATCAGGAGTTGATACTAACATATCTCTTGATGCTGTAGGTGCTCCTGTAATAATTGTAGCTCTTGTTGATGTTGCGTTAGTCAGATCAGCATTCCATTCAAAACATTCACCGTTAAAAATTAAAGCAATCAAGGTGCTACCTAAATTGTCCAAGGCCCATAGACCGGGTTCAGCTACAGTATCCGTGTCAGCTGATGATTGACCCCAACCAGAAAAACTACTATAATTTGTAACGGTAGCTCCTGTGTTGTGGAGAGCATTTGCTGTCCCCCTAACATTTCTAGTTATCCCTGTTAAAGTGTTTGTCGCTGTATTTACTCCTGTGTAAGAAATTTCTTCTGTACCTACTTGTATAAAATTAGTTCCGGTTGTTGGAAAATTTAATACAGATGTTAAAATAATACTAGTTCCAGTTCCACCTGTCCCTGCTGAGTTAGCAGATAACGCTCCATTAAGTGTAGTTGTTTGAGGAGCAGTTACTGTTCCACCAAATTGAGATATACCCCATCCAAAAACACCAACTTGTTCTGCTGGACCAACATGGTAATATTGAAAAAAAGTAATACCTCCAGAAGTAGTAGCACCTGATCCGCTTTCATTACCGGGCATTGTAATAGTAATTGAATTGTTACTAGGTATACTTGATACCATAAATTTTTTGTTAGCAAAATCTGCTGCACTAAAATTAGAATTAGTGATTGCACTAAAGGTGCTTACATCACCAAATAGTATAATGTCACCTGCTTGAAAAGTAGTCGTTGTTGAAAATGTAATAGTAACGGTTGGTGATCCGTTAACCGTGCTAAATGCACTTGTAATAGCTGTGCCTAATGGATTAACTAAAGGATGTATGTCGTAGTATACCTCTCCTGAGTATGCGTATAAAATTCTATTGGTTCCAATAAGAGAGTATTTAATACCGTCTCTATTAACCATGTGATGTAATCCTCTAGCTGCACCAGTAAGTTTACTATCACCTAATTGATTCCAACCACCTATTTTTTCTGGTGTACCATACCTAAAACGTACATTAGTACCACCGGTCCATTGAGACTCGGCTCCTGTTGATGTAACTTGTTTATTGAATCCCGGTAAAAACCCTAGTTTTTGTAGCATACCTGCCTTCTATTATATAATTAAAAGGTAGAATATACTATATTTTATTATTTAACACCATATTTTTAAAGTAGACCATACCAAACAGCTAAAGTATATCTCTTTCCTTTAATAACAGGGTTAACTTTGTGATACAGGGTATTTAAAAAACTAACATTCGATCCTTTTTCAGGAGAGTGTATTATTCTTGTATGTTTCATGGCATCAGATGGATCACTGGCCGTTATTAATTCTCCACCTTCATAATCATCATTTAAAAATATTATAGAAGTGCCTTCATAATGAGGATAATCTCTATGCCAATCCATACTTTGACCTTCATTCCATTCTACAACTTCTATATTTTGAACGTAAAGACGTTTAGTGGGAAAGTCTTTAGCCATATGGTTACCCATAAAAGCAATAGTTCTTTTTACATCTTCTTCTTCTGCAATTAAATCGTAAAGTCTTAAAACTTTTTTGTTATTAAAGACCTGTTTTTTATTATCACTTCGTTTATATAAATCTATAAACCAGTCACATATTTTCTCTAATAAAAATTTATTTGTATACATTAAGAATGACTCCAATAAAAATGAGTAAAGGTAAATCTACCCAGTCCTTTATTTCTGTATTCTTTATCCAGGAGAACCGGAGTAACTTTATGTAAATAATAACTTGGAAATAATACCATACGATTATGTTTACATTTAACATTTAAATTAGGTTGTGTAAATATAAAATCTCCTCCTGTAAATTTTTTAGGTTCTTTAAAAAACCAAATAAGAATAGTAAATTGAGGGTCATCATGATGGGTTTTATATTCATGAGCATCATCATAATAACTAATTATAGTAGAATTTTTATTTGCAAGACAAAATTGAACACCTTGAGGCATAGCTTTTTTTATAAAATCTTTAAACTGTTTATCTTGAAACTTTTCCGTAGCTGACATGATTGAAGAAACGTGTTTATATTTTTCAGTAAACATAGCGTCAGGATATATTCTCCAACTGTTACTTAGATTAACCCCATCTTTTTTTGCTGAGAAATCAGCAGCTCGTTCTAAATTATCTGGCTGATAATAAAAATCTAATTCTTTCCAAATTAATTTTTCCTCTTCGGGAGAGTACCAATTATCTGATACAATAAAAGGAAATACCTCCCCGGAATTAACGGATGTTATGGTTCTCATGTATAAGGTACTCCTATAAATTCTCTTTTATCATATTTAATTTTTTCTGAGTTTTCATTTTTAATATTGTAGTGAAGAAATACTTGAGCACAGTCATTGCCTTGAAAAGATTCCCTCCAATGTTCGAGAATACATCCTCTATATATTAACATGTCTCCGGCGTTTAGTTCTATTTTTATACCAGATTGATCTTTGCCTTTTGTAGGGTCTAGATAAATAGGCCATGGATCTCCACCTAAATTTAATGTAGTAGATATCTCACAAGACATTCTATCTTTATGTCGATCTAAGACATCGTCTTTTTTATATATTCTACAATAAGAATACATTTCAATTAACTCTTGCTCCACTTTTTTTTCCATCATCGGTTTTAATTTAAGAAGTAAAGTTTCCATTACTGTGTCCCCATATATTGTATAAGTATTAAGAACTTGGGGATCTTGCCAATGCCCAAACTGTTTACTAAAAGGAGGGATTAATTTTTTTTCAAACATATAAGTCGCTATCTTTCGTCTTAAACAAATATACTCATAAATAAATTGAGTCATCTCAGTAGAGATAGCTTTTTTTATAATCATATAATTATTAGTATTAAAATTATTCATATTGTAAAATCAAAGTTAATAACATATCTGTGTTTATATTTAATAGGAGTATTGCCAGCGTGATATTGATGTCCTTCAAAATAAACTGCACTTCCCTGCCTAGGTGTATGTTGTAAAATAATTTTTTTATCTATATCTTTTAAGACATTTCTAGAATCTTCTTTATTAAAAAATTTATCAAAAATAAAAGTATCCCCATCTGAATCATTTATGTAATACACTAGAGTTTTATACGGTCCGTTATGATCAGGTAAATCTGTATGAGGCTTATTGAATAAAAATTTTTCCCTATCAGGATGTTGAAAGGTAAGTCTTAGTCGTACTCGCAAAACTTGTTTAACAAAAACATTTGTTTTTTCTGCAAAGAAATATAAAATAGGTTTAAACAATTCCCAATCCATAGAATTTTCTTTCCCCTGCATAACTAAAGAATGACTAAAACCTATATTATCTAAAAATTTAATTCCATCGGCAGGGGGAGTATTTTCATCATATCCAATACTTGATGTATAATACAAAGGTATATGCGATAACGTTTGCTTTAATTCATTTTGATATACTTCCGGTATTAAACTATCTATTACCAAGGGTTTCATTTTAATGGCAACTCCGCTAAATAATCATTAGAATCAAGATCTCCCCTTAAGAAAGTATTAAAGGATATTGAAATTCTTGTTGCTGAAGAACAATTTTTATTTACACTATGCCAGACAGTAGAAGGAAATAAAACCAACCTGTTATCTCTTGCTTTAACAAAAGTTGATAAATTATTCTCATGATTAAATTTTTTTCTTTTCCAAGTTAAACGCCATAAGTTTGTGTTAGGGTGTTCAAGTTCAAGATCAGGCGTTTTTTCATCTGTTTTAATATAATAAACTCCTGAAACAATACTATTAGAATGATAATGCATAGGATGTTTTTGTTGTGGGGGTAAAAAATTAACCCATGAATTAGTCATATATAATTCTTCGTCACAGCTCATAACTTCATTTTTATATCTATCAATACACGTTTGTATAGCTTCTCCAAGTCTTTTTAATTTTTCATTTTTTAAAATATTCTTATCATTAGAAGAAACATTTTCTAGGTAAGTATTTTTAGTATTACCAGAAGGTGTATTAACTATAGTAGATGTTTCCTCTTCACTTAAAGGTTTAAAATCAAAGACAGCAACAGGAGTAGGAAATAATTTTAAGAGGAGCATATTTAAAAATTATTTATTTGTTTCATGGTATATATTTTTATCAAGAAAATCATACAAAGATAAACAATGCTTTGTTGCATCATTCCATCGTCTTTTTCTTTTTTCTAAATTATTAATAGATGATTGCCAAATAGGATACATTTCCTTAAGATCATTTAAAGGTAAACCATACTTTAAAGCAAACTCATCCGTAGCTCCCCAATTCATACCTGTGCATATACAAGACGCACCTTCATCAGGAGCATAAGAGAAGTTAGAAAATTTCCAGAAAACTAAATCTTGAAACATACTGCCGGTAGTTTTATACAAAGATTTTAAATTATACTCTCTTTTTTGAATTGCTTTCCAATAAGGAGTGTCAGTTCTAACAGAAAGAGCATAATGAATAGCAACAAATTCTGCAAAGTATCTAAAAGAATTTGTACAAGATAAATTAAATTGTTCTTTTGTAAAATTAGATACACTTCCTCTACTTAAAACTCTTACTAATTTTATTAAAAATTCATGAACAGATAGAAGTCCATTACCTTCTAATGGTTCTATAAACCCTGCAGCTAACCCTATCGCACAAACGTTTTTTACAAACAATCTTTTATGAATACCTATTTTCATTTTTAACTGTTTAAAATCTAAATCATCTCTTTTAAGATATTTTTTAAATTGTGTA